TACTACGTCACCGTTTGGATTGATGCTGTTAGCAGTAAGGTCAACGACCTGCTCAACCATGTACGGATTGCGTCCACGCTGGGAATTACCCATAGCAGGAGCAAGAGTAGCAGTAATTGTAGCCATTTTCTAATCTCCCTTTAACGGACGTTGTAGATGGCGTTGACAAGTGCTTCAGGACGAAGAATCTTGCGGCCATACAAATGCATGCCACGGACAATATCAGCGAAGCTGTCCGGGTCGCGGTAGGTTTCGGTCTTGTTAATCTGCTCTGCAGTAGCAACAGCAGAAGAATGACCAGCAACAATCACACCGTAGTTGGTTGAGTTGGTGTCTGCTTCAGTAGCAGGACCAGAACCAGCCGATGGAAGGTTGTTAGAGACGTGAATGGTGAAACCATGAATGGTTCCTGCCATCTGACCGTTTTGCAGACCATTACCACCGAAGTCAGCGTTGAACAAACGTGAGTCCTCATCCTTCAGAAGTTCAGCAAAGACTGGGTCAACTACGAGCCAGCGGCCTTGCGTGTCTACATTCTGCTGGTCAAGTTTACGACCCATACGGGCAATAACTGACAGCGGGTTAGCGTTACCAGCAGCAGTAGGTGCTGCAGAGTTGCCGCTACGTGGCGTCAGGGCAATCGAGTTGCCACCAGAACCGGCGTTAAAGTCGCTGCCGTCCAGCTTCATGCTTGCAAGCAGTTCGTCCGAACCGGCAGTAGAAACAGCTACGGAGCCGTTTGTTACGTCGTTTGCGGTGTCTGCATTTGCATGCAGAGCAGACTGCTTAAAGCCTGACAAGTAGCCAAGAACGTCTTGGTCAAACTGGTCAGCAAGGCGGTAAGCCGCACGGTCACTTGCCAGAGACTGGAAGTTAACGTGGCTGTGTGCCTCTTCAATGTCATCAACCTTGAACGCAAAGTAGTTAGCTTTGTCGATTGTCAGGCTGAAGTCTTCGTCGTCAAGGTCTTGCGGCGTGATGGTTGTACCACGGGCGTAAGCCTTAACTGTGATTTCGGGTTCTTTGATGACCTTAACGGAATCACCCATTTGAGCAATCTCACCGAAGTAATCGGAGTTTGTGATTGCTTCACAAACAGCGGCCTTGCGGAAAGCAAGTTGCACCTGTTTGCTGTAAATGACGGGCGAAAAATTACCGTTAGGAAGGTTACCATACCCGGCAGCGGTAGTGAATGCCATGATGTTTCTCCTAAATTAGCATTTTACAGATGCAAACTCACCAGACTAATCAGAGGCTGATTCACTATGGGTGCGTATCTTAAACTAGGTGGCCGCCCAGTTTGTCAACGGGCCATGCTCGTCAGGTAATCCATAAGACTGAAGTGTTTGCGGATTAGATGTAAGCAAGTAGCGAACCTGCTTACACCTTTGATGACTATAGTTATACTAAAAAATAACTACTTGTCAACACTTTTTTTATCTGGCTGAACCAGAAATATCATAGATAAACTTTCCAGAACGGATAGCTTCCATAATTTCGTCGGACTTAGCCTCGTACTCTTGCGGTGACATCTTCTGTACTTCCGACTCTTTCAAGTATGAGGAGGCTTCGTTTTCTTGCGGCTTACTGCGACTATTCTTTGTAGACACAGACTTGGCTGCGTCTTTGTCTGACTTGGGTTTCTTTTTGCCAATACCCATATCAGCTTTGTAGAGGTCAATCGCCCTAGCAGCAGAACGTGCGTCGTTGTCGTTTTCATAAAGCGCATCCTGCACCCACTTAGGCTGTTCTTCAGCCCACTCGTGAAAACTGTCGCTATCCCTAATCTCATCAAAGTCAGGGTGCATCTGCATCAATGCCGCTTCTGCTTTCTCTTTAGTTGCAGATACTTGCATCTCATCAATTACTTTAAGGCGTTCTTCAAGTGCGCTAGACTGCTCACGTGCCTTCTTCATTGCAATTGTTTCAACGATAGCTGCTACATCAGGGTAGTCTTTTGCCCACTGCTCAATGTCTTCGTCCGACTTTGGCAGCTTCATTTCTTTTTGTGTAGCAGCAGAAAGCTGTGCTTTTAGTTCTGCAAGTTCTGTCTTAAATTCTTCTGCTTGTTTTTGTTGATGCCTACGCAGGTCAGAGTAACGCTTTTTAAATGTTTTTTCTTCTGCACCCGTAGGCTCTTCTACTTCAACTTCAGTAGTTTCTTCTACTTCGCCTTTTTGTTCTTTGAGCATTTGCTCAAGTTCTTCTTCTTCCATCTTGCGTTTTTCTTCGTTAGTGTATTTACGATTTGCAAACGCAACTTTCTTAGGTGACTGCATTTCCTCAGCCATGATTTCGGCTTCTGCCATTTTACTTCTCCGTTGTTGGGGCCACCGTAGCCATACACCTGTCGAGGGAGATGGGGGATGAGTAGCCAACATATGTGTGGATTATTTTTTAGAAGCTAATCCACCTTGCTTCATCTTTTTAGCTTTGGGTTTTTTCTTGCCAGCTAGGCCACCAGTGTTAAAATCATATTCATCTTCCATGCCTACAGGATCACCAGTATATGCTCCTGCGGTTCCAGATGAATCTGTTCTATATTCTTGCCCTGAAGAATCCGTTACAGTAAAGCCTCCCGGATCATCATCATCGTCTTGCTGATACCCTTGACTTTCTACGTACTGTCTTTCTCTTTCTGCTGCGGCAATAGCCTCTTGTCTTTGTTTTTCTAGTGCTGCTTCAACGGCAGCTTTCCGACGCTTTTCGTCAGCAATTTCTCTTGCTTTAGCTAGTTCAGATTCTCTAGCTTCTTTAGCCATTTTTTCTGCTTGGGCTTCCATAAAGTCTCGCTGTCGTTTTTCTAAAACTGCTTTCTCTAAACCATACTCATTTAGTTTATCTTTTACCTCATCTGAACCTGACCCAAATTCATTAATGGCAGATTTTAAATCATTGTACTCCGTTCCCGACATAGAAAATTCAATTTCGCCTCGTTTAAAATTAACTGTAACATCTGCAGGTATTGCCTTACCTGATAAAAGACCGGCGGCAAGTCCGGCTGTTCCCATTACACCGGGCAAAAAGCCTTCAGGAGTGTCAAATGAAACGCCAAAAATTAAATCCTTGCCATCTTTTCCTGCTTCTTTAAATCCTAGCCGTCCACCACCGGGACCATACATAGCTTCTTCTTGGCGACGGCGTTCTTCATCTCCATCACTTTCTTCCCTAACTGTGGCGGTTTCAACCGCTGTAGTTGGCGTCTCAGGAACTACTTCTTTAGGTACGTAATCTTCTTTACGCACAAATCCCTGCGGAATTTCTGTTACGCCCGGAATAAACGTAATTGTGCGTTCCTCACCAGTTTCTTTGTTTACAATTACAATTGTTTGTGGTGCCGATCCCTCTGGAGCAGAAACAAACTCACTGGCTGTTGGAAGCGTCTGAGGTGGCTGATACACTGGTACTGCTTGCTGCTGTGGACGAGAAACAGGTGCCATTTCAAATGGCGTAGCAGCCATACCTACTTGTGTCTGACCGGCTTGGAACTGCGGCTGTTGATACACCACTCCCGTATTTTGGGCTGCAGGTTGATTACCATATACAACACCACCTACATTATACTCTTTCGGCTCGTCGTTGTCAACATCTTCTGGGCCATCTACAATAATTAAATCGGTAACGCCAAAGGGAAGATCATCAGGCATGGTGGCTTCTTCACTATTGCCCATCTGCCCCATCTCGTCCATCATCTTGAGGCCCATCTTAGCCTCTTGACGCATCATCATAAGCTTTTCAAGACCAATATAGCGTACAACGTCAGCAGGAAATACAAACTCGCCTTCACTAAGCTGCGCAGGAATATCATCTCTCACTTCTTCTTGGGTGGAGCCGGGGGGTACATCATTGCCAGACACAGGGTCTTCAGTGCCACCATCTTGTTCTAAACCGCCGTCTGCAAATAGTTCCATTTGTTCTTTCATAGGTATTGCTCCACCTTTTTGCAGCATCAAGCCGCCTTTATTCTTCATATAGTTAGGATCACCCTCAGTCATTCCACCAAAGATGCTTTTAACCTGATCTGGTTCTAATAACATATAGCTATCAGGATATCGGCTATTCATATCAATTTCAGAAAGATCAATCTCGCCACGATTGGCTTTTTGTATTTGTTCTACTAAAGCAGCTAAGTTCTGTTCGCTGGTTCCTTCGTATTCATTACGGTATACAAAAGAGTCATATCCATTTTTATTGGCCGTTTGTTTTAGCGTATTAAACCATGCAATACGATCTTCTTGACTGGCTTTTGTATCTAATCCCGCACGTTTTGCTTTATGCGATTCTGTAATTAAGTCTTTCCATAAATTTTCATCCATACCAGTTCGCATAACATCTGGTAGCATAAAGTAAAACTCACCATCTACTTCTACTCTTGGAGCCTTTGCCAATAAGTCTGCGTCTGCTTGATCACCTAACAAAAATTGTATTCTTTGTCTGTCGGTTTTTGCAACTGCTAAATTACCCAACCAATTTTTAGGTTCAGCAAAGCTACTCATGTCAACAATACGTGCAGGTTTTAAATCGGATTTTAAAACCATAGGTATAATACGCTCACCAGTAGCAGACTCTAGGTAATCTTCTCTAACAGAAGGTGTTTCCATTCTAGCAACAGAAGGTGGAACAGAGCCGCGAGCAGATGCTTGTTCTGCTGTTCCTACATGAAATCCTATGTCTTGCGTACCAGAGCCAACAACATTAATTTCATCGTAATCCGCATCCGTTAAGTGAAACACTCTTGAATTAGTG